GACCTAAAGAATAATGCATAGCATCATTTTTATAATCAGCTCCAATACTAATTTTTCTTATTATACTAGACATTATATAGCGGCTACTGGAACTTCTTCTTGTTCTATTTTAGTATATGTACCATCTTTAAGATTTATGTTAATAGCACCATACTCTCCTTCTAGCTCAGTTTTCATAGCTTCAATATCTTTATTGACACCAGCTATCTCATGTAACAAAGCGTGTTTTTTTGTTTCTAACATACCAATTTCTGTTATTAAATCATTTAATTGGTTTTGTTGCTCTGTTATTTTTTTTAATTCTTCTTCTTTTATTTTTTTCATTTAATTAAATTTAATTGTTTGTTTTATATATATGTTTGATTAACCAACTCCAAATTGAGTTTTAGAATAATCAAATATTGTTTGCATATCAGTATCTGACTTAGCTTCACCGTCCCACAAAGCCATAAGACCAATATTCCCCGTAAAATCGAAAGATGTTATCCATCCAGCGGCTTGTCTAGCAAATTCAAATCCTGTAAACTGTTGAGTAAGATCTACGCTATCAAAATCAGCACTTGTAGTATCTAATAAACCTTCTTCTGAAGGTCTGTCAGTGTCTCCATCTTCAAATAAATAATCTATATAAGTTCCGTTAGCGTTTATAGTTATTGAATCACTATCGCTTACTATTCCAGAACCACTTATAGTGTCCGTTGCTCTATCCACAGTATATTGATTAGCTATTAAGTGTCTCATTACAGCTTTAGTTCCTCCTGCTCCATCATCAGCTGAAGGATCTGCTGAGATAATTATACAAGTCCATTCATCATCTTCCCATTTTTGAAATTTTGATTCCCAGTCTTCATTATTAGGTCTAGTTGCAAAAAACAATCTTCTACTTGCAGCACTACTAATATCATCAAGCGCAAGTCCTTGATCAGCGGTAGATGCACTAGTACTATTGAGACTTGCATCAAATAAGCCCAAGTCAGTTGTATCACCTTGAGGAGTTACGCCGTCAAC